GTAGATGCTATGGCCCCGTTTGCTGGTGCTGGTATTTTGGATATGCCAAAACTTGCAACTTACGTTTTGCAATATGGTTTTGGTATTCGGGGTGCTGCGTCGTTCGTGACCCAACAGCCAATGATGCCAGTTCCGCCACAGGGGGTTGGCCCAGAGGGACAACCACCAGAAACACCAGGTGGAATGCCTATGCCATCGCAGCCTTTGGCTGAACCACAAGAAATGCCGCCAACGGGTGGCATGGCTATGCCGTCAAATATTCCACCAGAAATTTTGACACAATTGCTTTCGCAAGGAGCGCCGTTAGCGAATACTCAACTACCCATGTAACGCTTTTGCGTTAGGTATAGAGCAAACCGTTGGAGGACTCTATGAGTAATGATAACACCGTTGATAGTGCAATTGAAGCCCCAGACTTTGGACAAGCAGAAGTTAGCACGGAAATAGGTGAAGCCCCTGAAGTAAATACCGATTATTTTGCCTGGGACGAATACGCTGACAAACCTGTCAAACTAAACGTTGCTGGTGAAGAAATTGATGTACCACTAAAGGAGGCGCTTGCTGGATACCAGCGTCAAGCGGACTATACCCGTAAGACACAGGAATTGAGTGAGCAACGGAAACAGGTGCAATTTGGTGCTGCTTTGCAAGAAGCCTTGCAAAACGACCCAAAAAACACTTTGGAATTGTTAAAACAACACTATGGGTTGGATGAACAACAATTGTCTGATGAAGACGAATTGTACATAGACCCAGCAGAAAAACAATACCGACAACTGGAGTCACGCATTAAAGCATTCGAGCAAGAAAAAGCTTTACGTGATTTAGAAAAAACAGTTGAGTCTCTGTCACGAAAGTATGGCGACGCATTTGATGCAGATGAAGTAATTGCTAAAGCTTTGGCTACAGGCAATTCAAATCTAGAAGCCGTCTATAAACAGACAGCGTTTGACCGTATCTTTGAACAAAGTTTGACCGCATCTCAGTTGAAAGCTAAGAAGGCGGAAGAAGAAAAAGCTATTGTTCAAGCGAAACGGGAAGCGACTGTTGTGTCCAAGGGCGCTTCAGCTAAAAGCGCCGACGTATCTTCTAAACCCGTAACCACACTTCGCGATGCTTTTGAATTGGCCAAACGCCAAATTAACGGCTAGCACTAACAACAGGAGATATTACTATGGTCGCTGCCAACAGCAACTTTGACAATCTATTAACAACAACGCTCGCCAACTATCGTGCGACGTTGACCGACAACGTATTCACCGCACGTCCTTTGACTTACAAGTTGATGGAGGGTGGTCGCATTCGCATGCTTAACGGTGGTACAAAAATCGTTGAGCCACTCATCTACGGAACAAACAGCACAGTTGGTTCGTACAGCGGATACGAGACACTCTCGCTCACACCGCAAGAAGGCATCTCGGCAGCTGAGTTTGAGTGGAAGCAATATGCAGCTTCCATTGCAATCAGCGGCATTGAAGAAGCCAAGAACAACGGTGAGCAAGAAATCATCAACCTTCTTGAAGCTAAAATTATGCAGGCTGAGGAGTCAATGCGCGAATCGTTTAACCAAATGTTTTTCGCAGACGGCACTGGCAACAGCGGAAAAGACTGGAACGGCTTGGGCAACCTTGTTGAATCAGGCAACACCGTTGGTGGCATTAACTCAAGCACCTACTCGTGGTGGCAATCAAAGGAAGACAACAACGCAGTCGCTTTGTCGCTTGCTAACATGTCATCGCTTTACAACAGCGTTTCAGTAGGTAACGACCACCCAGACCTGCTTCTTACAACTCAAACTTTGTTTGAGAAGTACGAAGCCTTGTTGCAACCACAGTTGCGTTACACAGACACCAAGACAGCAGATGCTGGTTTCCAGAACCTTCTGTTCAAGGCTGCTCCTGTAATGTACGATGTGCATTGCACAGCTGGTGTGTTCTACATGCTCAACACCAAGTACCTCACACTTGTAGGTCACTCAGGCAAGTGGTTCTCACAGACAGCATTCGTGTCTCCAGAAGACGTAGATGCTCGTTACGCACTTATCATGTGCTACGGTAACTTGACAGTCCGTAACCGTGCTAAGCAGGGTAAACTGACAGCCAAGACAGCCTAATAACTTCAACAATTAAGGAGAAACTACAATGCCATTAATCGCAAATGACACAGACGGTGCAGTAACACGCAAGCGTCTTGAAACTTGGGCAGCCAAGGAAGAAAAAGTAACTGTTGTTGCAGCAACTGACGCAGCAACCACACAATCAGCAGCAACACTTGCTGGAGCATCAGAGGTCGTCTACACAATGACCCCAACTGCAGGTCGTGCCCTCACGACACCAACAGGTGCCCAATTGGGTGCAGCTTTCACAGACGAAGCAGTTGGAACTTCTTTCCGATTCTCGGTTGTGAACCTTGCGGGTGCTACACACGCAATTACCCTCACAGCTGGCGCTTCTGGTGTGACGCTTGTAGGTAGTGCAACAATTGCAGCTGCTAGTTCAGCTTCGTTTGTTGGTGTTTTTACCGCAGCAGACACAGTTAGCATCTACCGTAAGTAGATATAATGTTAGGGTGGGGGATAAAAGCCCCCACCCAACATTTTAGGAGCAGTTATGATGTACGGCAAAAAACCACCTTCAAAAAAGAAGACTCGCGGCCAGAAAGCCGACGCTGCAAGAAAAACAGCTGAAGCAAAGGCTGTTATTAAATTTAACAATACTCTTAGAGGCAAAAAAGCAATTGGGATTTCGCCATCTAACAAAAATATTCCAAAATCAATGTCCGAGGGCAGAACCTATAAGGGCAAGTAATTAATTCGTAATTTGGGGTGTGCCCCCCACCTTCCAGGGCATACCCCAAGTAACGAAAAGGACAAGTAGTGATGAAGAACGCACAATTGTCCGGCGAATATTACGGCGTACCAGTACAAGGTATCCGTCCTTCCGCAGAAGTTCCAGGCTCACGCCAAGCACCACCAAGCGGCCCATATCTTGGTCGCGGTAATTTTTGTGCTGCAAACGATGATACATGTACGGGTCGGAAAGCCAAAGGCACCGATTACTGCATGGGTCACTTACGAAGCAGGGGTGAATCATAATGACAATGAGTCTTGCCGATGTTCGCACTATGGTGCGAAACATCTCCGACCTTGATTCGGTAGATTTGCCAAACACCATTATTGACAATGCTGTGAAGGAAGCATTTCAGCGCATTATTGCCCTTGAGCGCCGATGGCCAAAATACCAAGAAACGTACACATTCAATACGGTTGCAAATCAGCGACCATACACAATATCTACAATTGGCGATATTCGAGAAGTCATATCTCTCGTAGACACATCTAGTGCGGGTAGTCGTCTAACAATGATTCCCTACGACAACGCAGAAGACATTTGGTTGGGTAATACCGACGTTCCTTCTCGCCCATACTTTTACGCAATATGGGACGCACAGTTGCATTTATATCCAAAGCCTGATGCCGTCTATGCGATAACGCTTCGCGCTTATCGCAACCCTGTTTACACTTGGCTAACAAACACATCTGAGGCAATTGACCTTGATGAGTGGTTTCACGTTCTACTTGCGTATTTTGTGTTGGCTCGTGTTTATCAACGCCAAGAAGACCCAGAGCTTTCAGCAATGTATCTCAGGTCGTTTGAGGAAGGCGTAGCCATGGCTCGCCGTGACTTGATGAAGACTCCTAGCGCAAGACCTTTGTTGATGTCGGGTGGTAGGCAGTATCCAACTATGCGTCGTTGGTTGCAGACTCTTGGCGCAACGCTAGGTACATAATGGCTCAGATTCTTCTTGAGCGCTATGACGATTTTACTGGCGGCTTGAATCTTCGAGCCGACCAGTTCTTGCTTGCCAAGAATGAATCGCCAGACATGCTCAATGTTGAGATTGACCCTCGTGGTGGTGTGTTTAGTCGCGGTGCTATGCAGCGCTTGAACACAACAGCTGTGTCGGGAACTTGGGCGCCTGACAAACTTCATGCTTTTTATGGTGCTACGCCAACAATCATGTTGGCGAATAACACAAAGGTTTATCGTTCTACCGGTGGGAACTTTTCAACTCTTGCTTATTCATCGGGTAATGACATTGCTACAACGAACGCGCATGGCGCGTCGTTTGCCAATTGGGGTTCAACGCTATATATCAGTACAGGGGCAACAGCAACGGCTGGATACAAATGGAACACAACAGACACATACGCAACAGCCCTAACAGCATCTGGTCCTACGTGGCAGGCTTACGTAAGTCCCATAGGTGGATACATGCCAAAAGCAGAACACAACATTGTGCATGCCAACAAAATGTTCGTAGCCAACACAAGGGAAAATGGCGTAAATTACCCTGACCGAGTGCGTTGGTCGCACGAAGGTTTGCCCGAAGACTGGATGGAAGACGACTACATTGACGTCAAGGGTGGCGGTAGTGGAATAAATGGCTTGGCTGTCGTGCAGGGTCAATTAGTTATTTTCAAAACTAATGCAATCTATTTGTTGGTTGGTACAGAATCAGATAACTTTAATGTTGTTGAATTGACAAACACTCTTGGTTGCTCAAGTCGCAATAGCATAGCAACAGCAGAACAAGGTGTGTTTTTTTACTCAACTCCAGAAGGTTTATTTTATTACAACGGTTCTGTGGTTGAAGATGTTTTTGATGCTCTACGCCCAATTGTGGACAACAAAGAACTTAGTGCATTGAGCACGGAGCCCTACAGCGTTTCTTATGTCGGTCGTCGTGTTTGGCTGGCTTTGCCGTACGATGATACATCGTCGGCAACAGCCCCGACTGTTAATTTTGTTTTTGACCCAACATTTGGTCGTAATGGTGCATACATGCAGTTTGCCACAGCAGACAGCAAGGGTGTTATTGGTGGCATTAACTGGACCGATTCAAACAATGACAATTTGCGATTGATGATTCACCCGACACAACCGTATGTGTTGAAAGTTGATTTGTATGACGAGGAACAAGACAATATCGCAGGAACAGCTGCTGGATTTACTTCTTATTACAGAACCGGCTGGATTGATGGCAGAACCTATGCTCAGAAAAAAATGTTTCGCCGTCCAGATATTGCTTTTAAGCAAGTTGACACACAAAGAATTGTAAACGTGAAAGTGTTTCACGATTACGAAGAATCATCTGGTTCTGAGCGCAAACAATTTGATGCAACCCTTGGTGCGGCAGGTGAAGGAATGATTTGGGGTACCGACCTTTGGGGAACTGGTTTGTGGGGTAAACAATCAGAAGGTGTTCAAATTATTAATGGTTCAAATCTTGGTTTTTGCCGTTCGGTAAGTTTGTTGTTTACTGGACCACTATCGCTTGACTGGGGTTTTGACTCTATTGCAATTAAGTACAACAACCGAAAGATGACAGGATAATGCCACTTACAATACTTCATTCATTTACCAACGGAACAGTTGCTGAAGCTGGTGAAGTTAATAGTAACTTCACCGCTATCAAAACATTTGTTGATGGTTTGGCAACTGGTGCAAACATTGACAACAATGCACTCGACTCTGATAACTTAACCGCAACTGGCGTAACTGCCGGTTCGTACACAACTGCGAATATCACCGTTGACGCCAAGGGCCGCATTACGGCTGCTTCTAGCGGCACGAGCGGAGTAACTGGCGATAGTGACCAGCTCGTGTTGGGTTCGCAGGTGTTTGGATAATGAAAACATGGAACACTCCAATTGTCAACGCATTGAAAACAGACGACGCAACTGCGTTGCGTCAAATCTTTTCTTCGTTGTCGCAGGAGATTGGTCGCATTAATGAAAAAATTGAACAAATACAAATTGAAATGGCTCAATCAAATCGCAGGGATTATCAAAGGATTAAGTAATGGCATATAATCCAGC